ACGGTACTTTTTCAAGTCCGTTCCGGTCATTTCTACACCCCCTTTAGGGGAGTCTACCATGAAGTGCTTGAGATAATCAATAGCCATTTACAAAACCTCCTGTAATCAAAACACAATGCAAAGGACGATCAGAAGAATTACAGCGGCCCCTGTAACCCAGCGAAGGATATTGACGAAACGGATTGTTCTTTCTGTAACTGTCATCTTGCGTTTCCCTCCCAGCTCCTAATAACCTTTTCCAGCCAAGCTATTTTTTCGTTCGTCTCGTAATACTTCCGTCTCCACTCAGCGCCTTTGGTGCCGTAGCGGTTCCCCTGCCAAAGAAGCGCCTGCCTTTCAGCGAGAGTCTTTAGATTCTCCAAGGCGTTCTTGAATATATCCATCAGCGTCATCATCGTTTACAGCCCTCCCTGTAATCAGAAGTCGTGCTCGATAGTCAACTTACCGTCTTTCATGTAGCAGGCAGACGGAGTTTCAGCTGTCGGGGTTCTGTAGAAAATGAGTTCTCCGTGAGAATACCAGTAGTCAAAGACAGCCTCCGGGAATACAGACCGCACATACTTCCAAGCCTCGTTAACGTTCATCGTTTACACCCTCCGTTGTAAGTCTCAGCGACTGGCGCTGGCGACGAAAGCCGCAGTGCGGCTCCCGTGTGCCAATGTCAGGACAGCTGTTCGACGATAAAAGCAAGCTTCCGGGAAATGAGTTCCAATAGTTCGTTGGTCTTGCGCTGCTCCTGCATCATGAAGTGTGTGGCTTGAATTTGCACTGTTTGACGGTGCTCGACGACCTGAACGGGTTTCTCTTCAGCCGCAGGCGCAGGGGCGGTTTCAGTGGCGGTTTTGTCGGTTTCTGGGGCCTTTTTAGTCCGGTTTCTGGCGTTCATAGCTGCGATAATGGAGCGGTACTCTTCCAGTGTCTCGCTTGCCTTTGCACGGCTTACGGACGCTTTGCTTATCTGGAAATACTCAGCGGTTTCCTGGATGGTTGCTCCACCCTTCAGCATGGTCTTGATTGCCCAGAACAGATTCTTGTCCATCTTCTTAGCCATGGTTTACATCCTCCTTTGTAATCCATAATATCCTTCGAGATAATCATCAAACGAGAACTTCGCCGGGGGAACAATGGTGCACTTCTTGTACGGGAGGTAAGAACTGTTTGAGAACAACAGGCCCTTGCAATTCTGGAACAGGCCGACGGTTACAATCTCGCCTGTAACTCCGTCCATGATTGCCCACTTAGAATTTGTCAGATTGTCAATCATCTCCAGCACGGAATCGTCCGTGATATCGGCCCTGCTCCGAATAAGCCGGGTCATATAGTCCGTAATGAATATCACGGTATCAGAGAACCGGGTCTCCTTCGTGTCAGAGGTCATACGGATAATCCCGTTATGAGCAATGCCAACGGAGCAAGTCAGGTCAAGCTTCTCGCAATTCTCCCGCTTCATCGTCAGCGGGAAAGGGTGCGTCATTTGCGGGTTTACACCAGCCTGTGTAGAAATCCGAAAGTGATACACGACAGGATCGTCGTCCGTGAACCGCTCGTCCCGGACAGCCCGGGAGAAATCGGAGAAGTCCATAAATCCCTTGTGAATTGTGACCTTCCCGTCACGGGCGAACATGTAGCCCGCACCGTGCGGATTGTTCGTGAACATGTTCTCGAGTTGTTCCTGCGTGGGCTGCTTTACGCCACGCTTTGAGACAGCAATTACACACATCGTTGTAGCCCTCCTTGTTTTCGCCTTGCGGCGTTCTGGATATATTGTAGCACGACATTACCGTCGTGTCAAGCAAGCCCGGAAGCGTTGAATTACAACGTTTCCAGCGTTTCGCCTATCTGGATAAACGGGGTGCAGCCCTCGTCGTTCACCAGCAGCCCGCCCACGATATCGCAGGGGATATGCTTTTCCACCAGCGGCTCGGCGGCTTTTCTGGCCTCGTCCATTGTGAAGTACCAGCGAATCTGGGAATCATCAGTCCTAAGTCCAAAGCGGTTATACATCGTTTACACACTCCTTTGTAAATTGATTCCGGTTTCCCGTGGCTTACATCCTCCTTTGTAATCAATACAACTCTTTCACAAATTCCCAGTGCGTCATGGATTTTGGCGTGTTAAGGTACACAAGCGGGAGACGAACAATCACAACGGAACCGTCCCTTGACTCCCTTGCAACATAGCGGTATTTCCGGGTGTCAACAAACACTGAGTTTATAACCCTTTCAAAAAATCTGTTTGACAACATGGTTTACATCCTCCTTTGTAAGTCGTGTAATTCTCAGCTTACCAGCTGGTTACAACGCCCGGTGTAAGCTACCGTTTACATCGGACGCTGTAACCAGCCGGGAGGCCCCGGCGTGGTTCTCAGTACGCAGCGTGTCCGAACTTTCCGTCCTGAAAGCGGCACCCAAAGAACCAGTAAGTGTCCGTCTTTTTTATTTCCTGCTTGTCCAGCTTGCCCGGGTCAATTCCCAGCTTGCGGCACTCGCCGGGGGTGTACAGCTCACCGACAACAAAGAACAGGCCCTTTTTCCGGTTGTAGAACTCCTGATCGAGTTCTTCAGGCACACGATAGTAAGTCATTGTTTAGCCCTCCTGATTTTTTTCTCAGCCTATCGGCTGGTTACAACCCCCGGTGTAAATTGTCGTTTACATCGGAGGCTGTAACCAGCCGGGAGACGAACCCGGCGGGGCGGTTTACAGCGCAGCGTGTAACACGAGCAGGAACGCCTGATACAGCGCACGGGCCTGCGTGTCCAGCCACTGCTCCCGGGCGTTCGGGTTCTTACGCCCGTTGTCCGTCTTGCGCAGCTCCCACGGGGCGCACAGGCGGCGGGCAATATCCCCGTCGTAAATCAGGGAACAGCCGCCCCAGCTGTACTCTTTCCAGCTCGGGGCACCGTTCAGAAGCAGCCGCTCCAGCTTGTCCCGGGTGTTGGCGGCGCCCAGATCGTCGGCGCTCACATCTTCCAGCAGCTCCATTGCGTACTCCTTCACTCCTGCGCTCCATGCACTGCGGGTTTTGGTTTCGGTGATTATCTCCATGATTGCGTTCATCGTTAGCCCTTTCTCCGTTTTCGGCCCGGCGGCCTGTCTGGAATCATCATAGCACGACGAAAGCGTCGTGTCAAGTCGGCCCGAAAAACCAGTAAAATCAACGGTTCCAGCGGTTCCGGTTTCTCGGTTACAACGCACGGCCCGTTTACATCGTGCGCTGTAACCGGGGAATCAGTCCCCGGTTTACACCGTGGCGTGTAAGTGCTACTGTCCCTCGCTTACACGCCAGCGTGTAAATCAGAACGGCAGGGGTGAATCGCTGTTGTCGTCAATATCACGGGTCATTTTCAGAAAAACCTCGTTGATATCCAGATAATCGTCAACATAGATATCAACGACTGAACCCTTTTTGCAGCAAGCGCTTGCAAGCTTCAGGGCCTCAACGGGGCAGTCCTTGAACCATACGCCGCCGTGCCCGCCGTCGCTGTATGTTTCAATCACAGTAAACGTGCATCCGTCGTGATACTTGCGTCCGTTTATCGTGTACGAATTACCCTTGCGCACAACACGATACGTTGCGCCGTTTACATTCACCAGTGTAAGCTCCAGCCCTGCACGGAGATAGTTTGCGGGAGTATCCATCCGCAGCTCAGTAATAGCGTCCATCGTTTACAATCCTCCTTGTAAATTTATTCCGGTCTCCCGGTTACAGCGTCTCGTGTAAACCAGCCGTTTACATCAGGCGCTGTAAGCGGGGGGCCAGCCCCGCAGTCGCTTACACGCTGGCCTGTAATTAGTCAAGCTCCCACGGGAGCCGCCCGCAGCGCTTGATTGTGCGCTCGTCCTGCATCATGGAAAGAGTAATTCCAGCGACGGAATAACCGTCAGATTTGAGCACACAGCGGGAAAGCCTCTTGTCGTGCGGAAGCGCAATTTCCCGAGCTTTACGGGCGGCGTTCGGGGTACAGTCCGACTCAACGGGCACAATGTGCAGCCCCGTCTTTTCCTCAAGGTAGAAGTACAGATACTCCTTCATGGTTTACAACCTCCTGTGTAAATTCTCCGTCGGTGGACGGTTTACAAGGCCCGGTTTACATCAGGCCCTGTAAACCGCCCGCCTTGCGGCGGGCTTGTTTTCAGCGGGCAAGCTCTAAATCTTCCGTCTTGACGGTGGCCCGGATAGCTTCCAGCGTTTCAGCGTCCAGCCCACAGTCCGGGAGCCGTTTCATCACGTACTGATTGCAACCCCGGAAGATTGTCTTGATATCGTCCAGCTCTTCCCACTTCAGCGACCGGACACGGTCACACAGGAAGAACACGGTCTCCATTGTGTTGCGGAAGCAGTAATAATCCCGTTGTCCACCTACCAGCCGAATCTCAACCCGGCCCGCCCGGAAGTGAGACATGTTCAAGCAGCAGTGATGGGACTTAGGAGCATCTGACAAGTCCGTAACGTTGCGGGCATTGCGATAGTCGTACTTTTCCGCAGTGCGGCTGTCAATTTGGTAGCCCTCCATGGTATCCTTGTCCATCCGGTCGCACCAGTAGGTCTTATCCAGCGGGCGATACAGGGCGCTGGAGAGAACGGAGAAGTGCTTGTTCAGCATGTAATGGAGCTTCATAACGTTCTCCCGCTGCTGGGCCTCTGTTTTGCCGAAACATGCATTGCTCACGTTGACATGCATACCGCAGCTTGTGTGCCTTGCGTCGGCAGTGATTCCGAACGACTGGAAGTACGTGTCGAACATAAGCTTATACGCTGCATAGTCGTTGCGGATACGGCTTTTGGTCATAACCTGACTAATCACTTCAACGGAAGAATCGCCGCCCAGTGAGCCGTCTTCCTGCATCTTGAACTGCACATCCCCGAACTTGAATTTCGGAAAAATGATGTTCTGGAATACTTCGGCCAGCACGGCAGTGTTACGGGTACCGTGGCACTCCGTTTCAATCTCCAGCCCGAATCCCTGAAGGGGCTGCCCGTCGGCCCGACGATAGTCGTCGTCCAGCTTGATTTTCCGGTCACTGTTCAGGTAGTACAGCCCGTTGAATCCCTGCGATACGTAACTTTCCCGGTCGCTCCATGTGCCGCCCTGATGGTAGCCTTGAATGTTCGCCAGATTCGCCTGCTGCATGTTCCTTGATTCCTTACGCACTGTTGTAGCCCTCCGTTGTCCGTGGCCCTTTTGTCCACCGCCGACACTGAAATCATAGCACGACTTTTCCGTCGTGTTAAATCGGCGGCAACACAATGGCATGTAAACGGCCCGCAGCAAAGCACGGGAAAAGCAGGGGAAAAGGCCGCAGGAGGGCTACAGAGCTGAACGTAAACGGGAACGGCCCCGGCCCGGGGTTTACAGCCCGCAGTGTAAACGGCAGGCCGATCTGGAAACACTGCGTGAAACGCAAGTTTTGCGAAGAGATGGTCACCATATACTGTGCTCTATCCAACTGAGGACACAATATCCGGGAATTTACAGGGAGCAGTGTAACCAAAGGAGACGGTCAGGGCCTCCGACGGAAAGTTTACAGAGACCGCTGTAAGCGGCTCAAACCCTTGATTCTCAAGGGTTTCAGAGGGGTGGCAGGGGGTCTCGGGCCGAAGGCCCGGGGGGTCGAACCGTGCCAGTGACTCCGCTCGGGCCGCAGCGGTATATAAATACCTCCGCACCACGACACTACAACCCAAGGGAGTGAAAAAAATGGGAAACTACAGATCGAGAAGGCCGGGATTCCTACAGGGGTGGCAAATCAATGTTGCCGAGATGATGTTCCGGGGAATGACGGACGATGAGATTGCGAAAGCGCAGTTCAACACAGGGGATGACGAGAGACTGCTGAAGAACGCCAAAGCGAGGCTTCGGAATCTCCGAAAGAACGAACACTTTCAGGAGTATTACCGTTCGCTGATAACCGAGTGGAGTGTTCACAATGTCGGAAGGGCGTTGAATAGGCTAAGTGAGCAGATTGACTCGAACCAGCCGTGGTTAGCGAACAAGGCAGCGAACGATGTGATAACGCAGAGCAAGCTCTTTATAGCTGGTGCGGATGACAACACAGTGGTAGTAAAAGTGGAGGGCATGCCCGAGTTAGGGACACCTGATGATAGCGATTAACTACGTACCCACCGAGAAGCAGCGGTTGTTCCATGCATCGAAAGCGAACGAGGTTTTGTATGGCGGTGCTGCTGGCGGCGGGAAAACGAAGGGCTTAATAATGGATGCCTTTTTTCGTTGCATGACCTATCCAAACACCACTGCTGTCATTTTCCGAAGGACATACCAAGAGCTAAAGGACACGGACATAAAAGAGGCGTTAGAGAGCTATCCACCGGAGGTAGCGAGGTACATAGCGGGGAACTACGAGTTTCGGCTTGTGAACGGGTCGAAGATTCTCTTTAGACATTGTGAGAACGTAGCAGACAAGAATAAGTACCGAGGCATAGAGATTCAGTTTTTGTACTTTGACGAGCTGACTTCGTTCGAGCAGGAGATATACGATTTTCTAAAAACCCGACTCCGTGCGAAAAAAAGTTTAGGTGTAGTTCCGATTGTGAGATCGGCCTCGAACCCGGGTGACATAGGTCACTCGTGGGTAAAGAAGATGTTCGTGGACGCTGGGCCTTACATGAGTATCCAGACGCAGGAAATTTATAGTGAGGCTTTGCACAAGACAAAAAAGGTGAGGACGCAATACATTCCTTCCCTTGCCATAGAGAACCCGTGGATAACGGACGACTATATTTTTGAATTGGAGCAAAAACCGGAGGCGTTAAGAAATGCGTTATTGAACGGGGACTGGAACTCTTTCGAGGGCCAGTGCTTCAAAGAGTTCGTTGATGATAAGGAGCATTACATGGATCGTCTGTGGACGCATGTGATTGAGCCTTTCGACATACCCGACGAATGGCCCCGGTACTTTTCTTTTGACTGGGGGTATAGTGATCCCTTTGCATGCCAATGGTGGGCCATGGATTATCAAGGGAGGGCGTATCTGTATAAGGAGTGGTACGGATGTGTACCGAGGAAAGCCGACACAGGGATTGAGTTAACGCCCCAGCAAATCATGGAAGGTATCTTGGCGAGGGAAGAGGACGAGGCGACGAGGAACATAAGAATTTATAGAGTTGCCGACCCTTCGATCTTTGACAGGTCTCATGGAGAATCCATAGCCGACAAGATGGCTCCCGGGTTTTACGGGAGGCAGAAGGGCGTTGTGTTTGACCCTGCCGACAACACGAGGTTAGCGGGGAAAATGGAAGTCCATGAAAGACTTAGATTTGACGAAAAAGGCAGGCCGATGATGTACATCTTCAATACGTGCTCCGACTGGATCAGGACGGTTCCCAACCTGCCCTATTGCCAGAGAAATAAAGGGAACCGAAAGCACGAGGACATAGACACTGACGCTGAAGATCATGACTACGACGCTACGAGGTATTTCCTCATGGAGCACCCATTAAAAGCGAAGAAGAAAGAGAAGAAAGTACCCAAGCCCTTTAGTCCGTTGGATTGAGGTGATTAGATGGAATTTGAGAAAGACATGTTCGACGAGCAGCAGTTATCCGAGGAGGATAAGGAACTTCTGGAAACAATTTACGACCGCCTCGATATTTTCGAGCAGCAGAACCGTAAATACCACGACGAAGCGAAGGAATGTCGGCAGATATTACACATGGATGACCCTGAGCAGGACGATCCCAAGACGGTCGCTTTGAATGGGAAGAAAACTCTTCAGTTGCAGACATTGAAGTCCACAATCAATAACGTGGTTGCGGATCAGATGTTA